ATGCAGATTTTGCAGAAGACAGAGGTATGGCGTTAGATAACGCTGAACAATCTGGCTTAGTTGCTGGTGTTACACAAGTGGCTCAACAGAAACACTTGCAAGATAATGGTTTAGGTGGAGACGAATTGCCTCCAGGTCAACAACAAAGTAAAGGTAAATAATTATGAGTGAAACTGTAAAAGATTTGATCAGTGCTATTGCAACTGGTAATGCTATTGAAACCGAAAATGCATTTAGCGCAGCAATGGCTGAGAAGTTATCCGTAGCTTTGGATAACAAGCGCATTGAAGTCGCACAGAATATGTTTAAAACACCTGAAGCAGCCACTGAAGAATAATGTCATCTGAACAAACACTTCGCTGTTACAATCATCTTATTCAGATGAATAGAGAAGGTGTAGTTTTAATTGACAGAAAACAAACAGACTTTAAAAGTTTAGAAGAAGCAAGAAAATACATCAAGAATAAAAAATTATCTGAGAATTTAGAACAAGAAATCACTAGAGAAATATACGAAGAAATAACAGACACTCGTATCGCTAATATCATTAGAGAATATCACGACGTTAAAGTAACAGATACACTAATAGAAAATTATATTGATCTTGCTTCTTCTAAAATTTTTACTGTAGATCCAGTCGTTCAGAAAATTAGAACATTAAACAAACTAGATGTAGTTGTTGAAAACAAAAATGACTGCATCTTAAATGATGGTTCTGTTATAGTTATAAGCGATTCTTTGCAAGAAGAGCTAAATACTTTATTATGCAACAATAAAGATGTTGTTGAATACATGAGGGAAAGTAAAGAAAATTTTCTTCACGTCCTGGAAAAATTTAAGGAATAATCGTGGCTAAAACAATTATTAAAAACACAAACCAAGAAGCAGTAGTTAAAATTACTGGTGTGGGCACTGAAACAATTGACCTACAAACTGACATCCTGGCTAGCACCCAAGCACTTGATGGCGATACTCAAACTGTAAATATTGTTGGTCTTCAGTTTACTGGTCTGGATACTTCTACTATCACTATTACCAGAGGTGGTACTACCGTTACTAGCCTAAGTTCAGCTGGACATGATTATATTGAATTTGGAGCAGGGTATTCTGAGAATACTGCAAATACTTCAGACATTGCAGTTGTAATAGGTACTGCTAATGCTCAATGTTATCTTGTTCTACGTAAAGTAGGTGGATACGCAACTAAGGTTGAGCCAGCATTCTACGGTTCTTATGACGATCCTGCTAGAGTTGGTGCAAGCACTACTATCCCAGGTAGTCCAGATTACGTAGCACCATAAGGATAAGACATGAAACTTATTAGAGAAGTTACCGAATCTACCAAATTTATTGTTGAGGAAAAACTCGGCAAGGGTAAACAATACTACATTGAAGGCGTGTTCCTTCAATCAGAACTAAAGAATCGTAACGGACGTATGTATCCAGAGTCTACTATGGATAAAGAAGTTAGCCGTTACCTCAAAGAAGCCGTAGCAAACAATCGTGCCTACGGTGAACTTGGTCACCCAGATACACCATCAATCAATCTAGATCGAGTATCACACTTGATCGTTGATCTTCGTAAAGAAGGAACCAACTGGATTGGTAAAGCAAAAATTTTAGAAACACCTATGGGTAACATTGCACGTGGTCTTTTAGACGGTGGCGCAAACCTTGGAGTTTCAAGCCGAGCACTTGGTTCTCTTAAAGAGAACAGAGATGGTGTTCAGGTAGTGCAAGACGATTTTATGCTGTCAACAGCAGCGGATATCGTTGCCGACCCTTCGGCTCCAGATGCATTCGTAAGAGGCATTATGGAAGGACACGAGTGGGTATTTGTTGATGGAAAGTTTGTGCAAAAACATATTGATGAAGTTAGACATTCTATTCGTAGAACTTCGTCTAAGAATTTGGAAGAAGCGAAGATCCTCGCTTTTCAAAAGTTTCTGAGTAAAATCAGATAAATAATAAATAATATTAGAACTTATCCAGTTACAGGAGAACAACGATGTCAATCGAACAAAAAATCGCAGAACTTCTAGCGGAATCTAAGAAAGCCAAACTTGCTGAGCAAGTTGAAGCTGAAGAGATTATCGTTGAAGAAGAAGTAGAAATTGAAGAAGAAGCTAATAATGGCGCACCATCTTCACCAAATCCAAGCAATGCTAAAAACAATGTTCAGGATGAAAAGGAAGCTGAAGGCGGCACTAGCAAGAAGCCAAATACTGTCACTAAGAATGCATCTGCTCCAGAAGCAAGCAATCTTAAAGGTGGCATGAAGGAAGATATTGATGCGCTAGTTAATGGCGAAGATCTTTCCGAAGAATTTAAAGAAAAAGCAGCTACTATTTTCGAAGCAGCTGTTCTATCACGTGTGAACACTGAAGTTGCACGTTTAGAAGAAGAGTTCGAAGCTAAGCTACAAGAAGCTGCAGCAAAGAATCAAGAGGGTCTTGTTGAACAAGTTGATGGATACCTCAACTACGTAGTTGAGCAGTGGATGGCACAAAATGAAATAGCCCTTGATCGTGGTATGAAGTCTGAAATACAAGAGAGTTTTATTTCTGGTATGAAGTCTCTTTTCGAAGAACACTATATTGATGTTCCTGAAGAAAAGTATGACGTACTAGGTTCTCTAGAAGAACAAGTAGACCAATTAGAATCAAAGCTAAATGAACAAGTCGCAACAAACATTGAATTGTCAAAAGCAATCAGTGAATTGAAGCGTGTTGATATCATTAAAGCTGTTAGTGAAGGTTTGACCGACACTGAATCTGAGAAGTTTGCTGGTTTAGCTGAAGAACTATCATACGAAGATGAAGTAACATTCAAATCTAAAGTACAGACAATTCGTGAAAATTATTTCACTACCAAGGCAAACGCAGATGTTAAATCTGTTGTAACTGATACACCTGTTGATATGTTAACTGAAGATGCTCCACCAGTGGATCCATCAGTAAGAAAATATCTCTCTGTGTTCGACAATCTTAAAAAGTAAAAGGAAAATAAAATGACTACTCGTCAAGAACTACTAAAGAAATGGGCTCCGATTCTAGAGCACGCTTCTTTGAACCCAATCAAAGATAACTACCGTAAGGAAGTTACTGCTGTTCTTTTGGAAAACCAAGAACGCGAAATGGCAAAGCAACACCAAGCATTGTTCGAAACTGTTGCAGCTAACGCTGGCGGTGACGGTATCGCTTTAGGTGGTGCTGGTACTAACACTAATATGGCTGGTTACGATCCAGTGTTGATCAGCTTGGTTCGCCGTGCTGCTCCACAAATGATCGCTTATGACATCTGCGGTGTTCAACCAATGACTCAACCAACTGGCTTGATCTTCGCAATGAAGAGCAAGTACACTAGCCAAGACGGTTCTGAAGCTCTCTTCAACGAAGCTGATACTGACTTCTCTGGTACTGGTACTCACCAGACTGGTCTAGACGGTAGCAACTTAGGTACTAAGACTTTCGGTACTGGTATGTCTACAGCTGCTGCTGAAGATCTTACTTTCGCTCAAATGGCTTTCTCAATCGAGAAGACTACTGTTACTGCATTGACTCGTGCTCTAAAGGCTGAGTACACTGTTGAATTGGCTCAAGACTTGAAGGCAGTTCACGGTCTAGATGCAGAAGGCGAATTGTCTAACATTCTTTCTTCTGAAATCACTCAGGAAATTAACCGTGAAGTTGTTCGTACTGTGTACAAAGCAGCTAAGGTTGGCGCTGAAGTTGGTACTGCAACTGCTGGTACTTTCGACTTGGACGTTGATGCTAATGGTCGTTGGTCTGTTGAAAAATTCAAAGGCTTGATGTTCCAAATCGAACGTGAAGCAAATGCGATCGCTCAGACTACTCGTCGTGGTCGTGGTAACTTCATCATCTGTTCTTCTGACGTAGCTTCTGCGTTGGCAATGGCAGGTGTTCTTGACTACACTCCAGCTCTAAGCACTGGTTTGAATGTTGATGAAGCTAGCACTACTTTCGCTGGTGTATTGAATGGTAAGTACAAAGTATATGTTGATCCATATGCTGCTAACCAATCTGCTAGCCAGTTCTTCGTTGTTGGTTACAAAGGTACTTCTGCCTTTGACGCTGGTTTGTTCTACTGCCCATACGTTCCTCTACAAATGGTTCGTGCTGTTGATCCAAACAACTTCCAACCTAAGATTGGTTTCAAGACTCGCTACGGTATGGTTGCAAACCCATTCACTAGCTTGGATCAAGGCACTAACATCTACTACCGTAAAGTTCGTGTAACTAACTTGATGTAATCTTTTTCGGTATTAAGCCGACACAAAGAAGCGGTACTTCAGAGCCACCTTCGGGTGGCTCTTTTTCATTGACTAAATATTAGCAAAGGAGATATTATGAACTTGACATGTCCAGATAAAGAGTTAAACTTTCTGTCACCGAATGGGTTTACATTCACGATTGCAAAGTTGCCAGAACTAACATACTATTGTCAGCAGATTAGCGTTCCTTCGATGGAAGTTCCACCTGCTGAA